GTGGTCCCGGTCGAAAGCACCTTCTGCGTCGAGAACGGCAGCAGGCCGCCCGCTGGCACACCGACGAACTTGACGGTATTGCCGCCTTCGGTATCGACCACGACATCGCCCGCGCCGCCGACGTACAAAGCGTCTGCCCGCTGCGGAAGCAACAAAGTGTCTGACGGCGTGACGTTGAATCCGTCGCGATAGATCGCATCAACTCGCATTCAGTGTGCTCCTTATGCGCGCTTTGTGCGAGCAGATCGCATGGCCTCGACGATCTCGTTTATTGCCACTTGCAAGTAGAGAAGCGTTGTCTCGTCGAGTTCTGCGGTCTCTTGCATTCGAATTAACGTGCCGTGCTCGCCGGCAATGGTTCTGCCGCCGACACTGACGGTGGCGCGGCCTTCCACATACCCATCGCAGAAATAGCCAAGTCTGATCTCACTATCCCCGCGCGCCTTGATGGTCAGAGATTTGTCTACTGAAGATGTCATGGCTTATGCGTCCAGGCGCCCGCCGGGGCGGAAGCTGTCGGCCTTCTCGTCAGGCAGAGATTGCTTGTAGGCCATCGCCTCTCGGGCGAGGTCGCGCTCCTGGGCCATCTTGATCTCGGCCATCTCGCGTTCCTGGGCGAGGCGGGCCATGGCAAGGCGCTCTTCCATCTCGAGCCGCGAGAGCGCCATGCGCTCTTCCATCGCGATTTTCTGCGCCTGCGCCTCGGCATCGGCCTGCGACTTGACGGCGGCGGTCTGCTGATCGATCTGCGCCTGAGCGGCGGCCATCTGCTGCTTGGCCTGCAACTCTGCCGCCTGAAGTTGCTGCTGAGCCTGTAGCTTCTGCTGCTCGATCTGCATCTTGCCCTTGGCCTCGATGACCTTCGGGTCTTCCTGCGGCTGCTCGGGCGGCTGCCAGTCGGGCGGAATGTCGTCGATGAAATCCTTTGGGTTCTTGAACCCCATGCAGGCAATCATGCGCTTCAGCGTGTTGCCGACGTGCTGGATTTTCACCAGCGGGTTGGCAAGTCCAAGCTCCTTCAGCGCAAAGGTCTGCTTGTCGAGGATGGTGTTGAGCATCATCAACTGACGCTCGCGCGACTGAGCGCCGCCGACGTGCACCGATACCGTCATCTCGTCCGACCAGCGGCGCGGGTCGACGTTCAGCTTGCGGCCGTTGATCTTGACGACGCGGGCGTGATCCTGATGACGGACGAGCGTGCGCAGCAGCTTGTCGAAGCATTCCTCGATGCCGTAGCCGAGCCAGCGCGCGACCTGCTCGACACGGGCGTTGGCCGCGGCCTGAAGCAGGTCGATGCCGCCCTTCGTGTCGTGCTGCTCGGACGGGCGAATGCCGGTCGCGGCGCGGGTGACGCCGGAGGCTTCCTCGCTCCTCTGGTCCATGAACTCGATGGCGTTGAAGCACGTCGGGCTCACGTCCGGCGTGGTGATCGGCATGATCATGTCGCCGGGGTTGCCGCTTACGTCGAGAACGTCGCCGATCTCGTGATCAAGGAAGCGGTCGAGCAGGCTCGGGTCGTGCGCATACGCGGCCTTGTTGATGGCGATTCGCGGCTTCGACGCCAGCGCGATGCTGTCGAGGCCGGCCCGCATGAGCTGCGTGCGGATGCGCTGGATGTCGAGGATAGTCTCGGCAAGCGATTGCCCGATCAGGCGGTGCGCCACGCGAAGCGGGCTCCACAGCACGAATTCGGATTCGTCCACGATGTCGTTTTCGAGCACGACGTTGCCGACGCGCTTGACGCGGCGCAGCTCGACAATCCCGTCGCCGTCGTAGTCGACGCGGATGTACTCGATGAGGACGACGCACTTGTGCCGGTTGTCCTCGTTGTAGGTCGCGCGCTGACCGCTCGAAGGCTCGTCGGGAAAGCGCGACAGCACGCGCATGTCGCCGTCCGTGTCGGTGATGTCGGAGGGCTTTGATTGTGCGTTGCCGTCAGGGTCGATCTCGTGCGCGCGATCGGGATGAAGGCGGACCAGATCGGCCAGGAACTCGTCATGCTGCCAGGCGTGATAGTCCGCCATGGTGTGCGCGCGGCTATTGCGCAGCGATCGGGCGCGGCGGGAAACGCGGAATTCCTCGGGCGGAATGCACTCGACGCAGGCGTGGCCATATTTGCGCTGGCGCTGGACCTTCAGCGTGAAGGTCGGCTCAGGCTGGTCGGGAGCCTGCGACGGATCGAACGGAACCACGGCGGTGCCCGGCTCGTCCTCGCCGTCCTCGGGCTCGATGCCGTCCTCGGATTGAGCGAGGATCGTGTATTCCGGGTCTTGAACGATCTTGGCGAGTTGATCGAGCGTCACGCCTTCGAGGATCTTCGGCGGCTCCGGATCAGGGTCTTGCCAGTAGCACCGGAACACGCCGGCTTTCTGCAACAGCCCATCGAAAGCGAAGTCGTGGATGTTGAACTCGCCGGGGTTGTCCTTGAAGAACACGTGCCGGAGGTAGTTCTTGGCGTCTTCGAGCGTCGGGTCGTCGTCGTCGAGCTCGTTGTCGTCGACGGTCAGGAAGTCCTCGCCTGGACTAAAGCAGCGCATCAGCGCCGGCATAATCCAGTTGATGGTGTCACGGATGTCGCCGGTAACGACCTTCGAGCGGTTGGGAAGCTGCTCATCGCCGCGGAGTTTGCCGTGGTAGGCATCCATGGCGTCGGTCTGCGCCTGGGCCAACTCGGACGTGTAGAACGATGTGGCGTCCATCTCTTCACGGCGCAGCATCGCAACGAGTTGATCCTCGTCCATCGGGCGAGGGGTGTTGCGCTTCATGTCTGGCGTGGATTGGTCTGGCGGCATAGGGCCGCCGTAGCTGTCAGGCATTCAGTCCTTAGGGCTTAGGCCCCTGATCGACCGGCGGGAGCTTGGCCGGCGTGGCGTAGTGGAGCGCGGCGACGGCGCCGAGCGCGAAAACGCAGATGACGAGCGGAACAAGAAAATATTTTGCGCGTCTCAATGTATTAGGGTCGCGATTTTTGACACTTCGAGGAATGCTTTTCTAAGCCAGCATCCCAACGCGGGCACGGCGGCCGGGAGCGCGAGACGTAACCTCGATCACGGGCTCGGCAAACGTCAGCGCAACGGCGTCCCATTCGTCAGGGCTGCGCACGCCGCGCTTCCTCATGTCGTCTTTGCTCTCAAGCTGCACGCGGCTGAGGCTGTCGTATTTGTAGCCAGGACCGCAGGCATCGGCCTGCAAGGCGTCCGTGTCGTCGATGTCGGCACCGCCCACGTCGTCAAGCCAGTCGCGAGATTTGCCCCACATCTCGGCGCGGCGGTTCACATAGCCGCCTTTCGGCCTGCCCTGATCGTCGGTCGGCTGCGGCTCAAGCGGCGCGGAACCGAAGTTCACAGCCACGACGACGTTGACATACCCCATCTCATGCAGGCGATCGATGATTGCCACGCCAGCGCCGCCCACGTCGATGAACATGCGCTTGGGCTTCTCCGTGTCGATCACGGATTTGAGCCATCCGACCTGCTCCATGGTGGATAGGCCCATCTTCGACTCAACGCGAGCGTGCCGGCCACGACGGCGAGCGAGAGACGCGCGATCCTTGCCTTTCCAGTTCGGATCGTAGCCCATGACCAATGTGCCGCTTTGTGCGCAGCGGGCCTTGCGCGCTCTGAGCACGGACTCGGCCTTGATGAAGCTGTCATGCCCCGTGGTCTGGAACGCCTCGGCTGCGGTTGCCGGGTATTCCTGCTTGAACAGCACCGGATCCTTCAATTCGGCAATCTTGTTGCGGCGCCAGACGATCTGCTCAAGATCGACGCCGTGCAGCTTCATGTACTCCTGCTCGTCCTCGGTCGGCTCGAAGCCATCGGGAACGGCGCGGCGATATTCCTCCTGCCAGTACCAGGGGATGAACACAGCAATGTAGTCGCCAACGCCGGCCTCGGCCTGCTGCCAGCGCTCGTGAAACTCGCCGCCGACGCCGTTGGCCGTGCTCTCAAGCAGGATCTCGGTACCCGGCAGATCGGGAACCGCCTGAACGACGCCGGCAAAGTGCGTTGGCGCGTTGGGCCAGAAGGCAACCTCGGACCCGTGAA